ACGAGCTGGATCGCCTGCTTGCAGGCCGTGGCCTCCTCGAAGCCGAGCCGGTCCTTCAGGGTCACGGTATCGCCATCCGGGTGGCGTGGTTCGTCACCCGGACAGACGCACGGAATGAGGACGTCCATTACGAGCCCGTCGCGCCGAGGTCAGCGTTGGTCATGTCGCAGACAACCGCGGACGTATACACGCCCGTGAAGTCGTCGGGATCGTAGAAGGCGTGGCCGGTCAGGACCACGGTCGTGTTGCCGCCGATCTCGCCCTCGGTCCGGGTGTAGTACCGGATCGGCATGGTCTGGGTCCACTTGTATGGGACAGCCGTGCCGGCGATGAGGGTTGTTGACGTGGTGATGAGCCGAAGGTAGCGGTTCACCGCGTCGTCGGACATCCATGCATCGGACTCGGAACCGGTCCCGACGATATCGCTCGTCTTGGCGAACGTGAGCTCGACCTCGATCGAGCCGGTGGCCCGGACAATCTCGTTGATGGCGAAGGACTGGCTGCCGTTCATCCACCGCTTGAGGTCCAGGTCCCCACCGAACCGGAGAGTGGCCGTGTAGAGCGCGTCGGACACCTGACCGGCACCGAGTCCGGCAACGCTCGACGCGATATAGATCGCGGTATCCTTGCCGTAGATCTTCGCGCCGGCCGTATCGACCGCAAGACCGACCGTTGGCACGGTGCCCGTGACGGGCTGGTCGGTCGACGACTCGCTGGCGACCGAGCCGAACCGCCACGTAGCGGAGGCCGTCGCGGCCACGAGCTGCTCGGGGAACACGACCTCGAACGACTCCAGCACGGAGTCCCCGAACTGGTACCAATCGTTCTCTACGTCATCGCCGAATTCCCACGTCCAGGGGTCGCCTTGGCTACCGGTGGCATCCGTGGGGTCCGGGTCATGGGTCCAGGTTTTCGCGAGTCCACCCGTCCCGCTTGCGGTAGGTTCGACGTCCCCGCCGAAGAACCCCGACATGAGGGCCGGGATGGTGTTGAACTCGAGGCCGTTGTCGGTGATTGGCCCCGTGGCCTCGTCGCCCTGTCGGATCGGTGCGACGGTCGGGTAGATCGAACCGGCGTCCACGTCCGGGTCTGTCCACTGGAGATCGACGTCTGGCACACCCCGCCACGGGTACGCCTTCGTCGCGGCGACAACTGTTCCTTCTACTGCCTGCCGTGCGCCCTGCCACTTCCGCAGCTTGACGAGCCCTGCTACCGGCATCTGTTCTCCTCCTTCGAATGATCTGTACGCCTACCGTCCGGCGCTGGACATGGAGAACGCCTCTTCAGTTGTCGCCTACATAGCCCTCCAGGGTGATGCGGGTCCCATAGTACGTACGCCGGACGTCTTCGGGAAGCCAGTCCGGGACGAACGTCGGATCGTCCTCAATCCGCGTGACCTGGATCTCCGTATTCGCGCCAGCGACATGGAAGTTGTTCGCCGCGAACTCGACGAAGCCATCGCAGAACACGTCGCGCTGATCGACGGCCACGCCGTCATCGAACCGACCATGGACGACAACGACCTCGACGGTCGGCGTCCGCTGGTACAGGATCCGCGTACCGCCCATCGGTCCCGTCGCCTCGAGCGTCTCGGCCATGCTGTCGATGAACGCCGTGGGAGGGTTGATGCTCCGAGGACGTGCCCGGTAGATCTGAAGGGTCAGACTCACGCTCGCGGCATAGTCCGTGAGGAGATCGACGACGGCCGCGCGATAGTCCGTCTGGACGTCCACGTCAGGCGGCCTTGTTCCAGAGCTTCACGAGCTCGGCCGCCATCGGGCGGCGTCGCAGTGCCTCCTCCGCGGCGCGCTGACGGAACGGCCGAGCTCGTGTCCGGGGATGGTTGACCTTCTTCGCGAAGATCGTCCGGCCGCCGGCCTTGAAGATCAGGCGTGGGGACTTCCGCGCGGTGATCGTGTGCGCCTTCGTACCCTTGTCGATGAAGTACGCCGAGAAGTGGCCCGATACCGTGGCCTTCCTCTGCGTGGCGTTCTTTACGCGGAACGACTTGCGAAGCCTGCCGGTCCTGACTGGCACGGCCGAACGCATGAGCGCAACCGTCTCCTCGGCCCACTCCCGGCCGGCCGGCTTGAACGTCTGCTTGATCGCCCGCAGACGCGCGTTGAGCTGCTTCGATCCCTTGAGCGCCAAGCTATTTCTTCTCGGTCTTCTCGGCGGCCTTCTCGGCCTTGGCGGCTTCCTTCGCCTTCTGCTTCTCGCGCTCGGCGATGGCCTTGGTTGTGGCATCCGACACGTGAAGACTCCTTCGATCGCTCATGCGAGTCCAAACCTCTTTCGCTGTCCGGTCATGAACGCCTGGTAAGCGGGATCATTCTCCGTACTGGCACCGTCCGGCCTCGTCGCGAGGAGCTCGGCCATCCGGAGCGCTGCGCCGGCGAGATTGTCGTTCGGCGTGTCGACGGCATCGTCCCATCTTCCGACATCGCCCTTGACGTGGTTGATGGCGGCCGCCATGTAGCGGTCGAGCGTCGTCGCCCATGCGTCGACGTTGGCGTCGGGGGCGATATCGAGGATTAGCACGAGCTCACTGACGTCGGGCCATCCGGCGTTCGCCGTCGCGACCCGGAGAACGTAGACGTCCTCATCGTCGGCCGGCTCGTCGTTCTCGTTGAAGTAGAGCGGCAACGTGACCGGATAACCGAAGAAGCCGGCGCCGTTGACGGGAGTTCCGTCGACGATCGCCGCCATCAAGCGGACGACGTTCCCGTTGCGCTTGGCGATGTAGACCGTGTCACCGTCGGCGACGTTATCGAGGATCGTGCTGCGGTCGTTGCCTTCGGCGTCGAAGTCGTTGACGCGGACCGTGTTCGCGTAGCCCGCGAAGGGCTCCGACGCGAAACAGACTTGGCCCGCGGCGGGATTGCCGCGGGCCGTTGTCCATGTGTAGCGGCCGAGTGTTTCCACTTAGCTCGCGACGTTGTAGAAGGTGAACGCGTCGGCGTACCAGGGGATGAAAAACACGAAACCCACCAACGCCACGTCCCGACCCGCGAGGGTCGGCACGTCTGCCTGGAGCTGTAGAGGACCCTCCTCACACCAGGCGAAGCCGCTGGACGGCCCGACGATGGCATAGCTGCCGTGCGTGTCGAGCTCGGGAACGTGAACCGGCCGCAGGCCGCTGATCGTGCCCGTGATGCCTCCGGCGACAGTGGCGTCCGTGCGGAGCGTCGAATACAGCGGAGCGTTCGTCCCGGTGGCCTTCGCGTTGATGAAGCCGACGATCGCTTCCGTGCTCAGCCAGATCGTATCCGGCGGCTCCTCGAGGGCCGAGTCAAACGCCGTCTGGAACGCCGAGCCGAGGCTCATGTTGTCAGGATCCAACGCTTCGGCGTTTCCACTTCCGCCGCCGGCGTTGAAGAGCGCCCGGAGAGCGCGCTGCTCGCACACCTTGGCGTACTCGCTGCCGAGCAAATCAAGCCAAAGCGTCAGGAACGCCGGGGACGAGCGCCGGATGAGCTGAAGGCTCAGGTCGCCGACGCCACCGATCGACTCCATGTCGAAGTCTTCCGTCCCGATGAGCGTCTTCCGAGATGCAAGCTCGCTCTTCTCGGACGACTGGACGGCGACCTCGGGCCGCTGGTTGATGACAGGCACCTTGATCGTCGTGCCGGCATCCGGCATGTCGAGGCGCGTGGTCGTCTCCATGAACGGCCGACGCCGGGAGATTTTGCCGATCAGCCGCGGCAGGAATGCCTCGGGCACGACGCCGGGGTTATCCGTGGTGATGACGTCGTCGATCGTCCGAAGCTGAGACTCCGGGAGCGTCTCGCCGAGCATGAGCCCGGCGACCGTCTTCACCCACTGGCCGGGCGTCAGTGACGGCTTCTTCTCTTCGGGCGCCGAAGGGAGAATGAAGCCGGAGCGCATCTGCGTCTCGAGCTCCTCGATGCGCGACAGGTACCGCTCGTTGAGCTCGTTCTGCTTCGTCGCGTCGGCATTCGCCGAAATGGACGCGAACCCGTCCTTGATGGCGTTGAGGACGGCCTCGTTGGCGTCCTGGTCAACCTGCTCGGTCACGTGCTCCTCCTTCGATCTCATGGCAATGACGGCAGCCGGGGGACCGGCCGCGGGGATGTGGGTCATCGAGACGCCCGTAACGCGGATCGCCTCATGGACGCGAACCCGCCGGTTGCCTCGCTTCTCGACGCGGGACCGGACAGGAACGAACTCGGCAGACGCGCCGGTTACGATGCCGTCCTCGTAGAGCGTCAGCATCTCGTCACCGGCCTGGGTGCGGCCGACCTTGATCGTCACGACAGGCCCGACGCCGTCATCGCGGATCGCCGTGCCACGGCCGGCCGTGTGACGCCTGAGCGTCGGCTGCCCGACGGAGTCCAGCGCAAGGTGCGCGCCGTGCTGAAGGTCCATGAGATAGATGGAACGGGGATCCGCACCGTCCATCGCGCCACGCCCGATGACCTCGACGCCGTCGCGTGTCTCGATCGGGCTGTCCCACGCGAAGAGGCGGATATCGAGCTCGCGCGCCGACGCGCTCCGGAGCTCGACGGCCTCCTCGGCCAGATCCAGGATGATCGGCTCGTTTGTCTCTTCCAAGGTAAAGCCTCCCTGCTCTCCTGCTGGGGACGGTTCCGGAGAGGGGAGGCCCACGAGCCGCGTAGCCGACGAGGCGGACGAGCGGCGTCTTCAATTGTTGCGATGCTACGCGCTCGCGATAGAGGGAGTCAAGCCGCTTCGTACACCGTGCCGCAGCGCTCGCAACGGCCGATGAACGGGCCGGCCTGAGCGAGCAGCTTGTTGCACGGCTTCAACAGGCCACGGAGCATCCGCTGTCCGCTGCAACGAACCGGGTCCGCGGATGCTGCCAGGAAGTCGGGGATCCGATCCGGGACAGCCTGCGGCGGAGCGAACGGGACCGGCGCCAGCTCCACGGAGCCGGGGATGATGCCCTCCTGCTCCTGAGCGTACTCGGGCGTGACGATCCCGGCCTCGATGCCGATCTTCCACGTCTCGTAGCGCGTCTTCTGGTCCGCTCGCTGAAGTCCCCATACGTCGAAGCGGGCGATCGTCGAGCGGGTCAGGCAATCCGTCAACGCCTGCTCGATCTTCTCGAGGTAGTTGATGCTCAGGCTGGTACGGACGAACTGCGTATAGACCTCGGCGATGTTCTGATAGGTCAGGCTCGACCCGGCAACGCTGTACTCCATCAGCGCGCCGGGGATGCCGAAGGCGCGCGCCCAGTCGCCGTTGTTGTATTCGCGGGCCTGGAGCATCTGCGCGCCGGCCGGATCAACCTTGAACTGCTCGACGGCATCGACGCCCTCGTCGATGACACGCGGCGTGTTGTGATCCTTGCTCGCGAAGTCGCGCCGCAGGATGTCGGCCTCGTGCTCGCCCGTGAGCGGGTCCAGGCCCAGCTTGTTCGCGGCCTTGATGAGGATCGACGGATACCCGCCTTCGGCGAAGAAGTTGGCGGCCCACTCCTGGGCCTCGACGGCAACGCTGGCGGCCGCGCCGCAGAGCTGAAGCGGACCTACGCCGCGGAGCTGGCCCGGCTCGCGCATGTAGAAGATGTGGACGAAGTCGCCGTCCTTGCTGGCCGGCGAGTAGCGCGTGGACGTGACATCGCCCCATTCATAGACCGGACGGAGCCGGTTATCCGGGTTCGGCATCACGGTCAGTTCGGCCAGGGGTACCACGATCAGACTGATCGGGAGATTGTCGGCGTCACGCTTCGCGATCCAGAGAACGGCCTCGCCGCGAGACGCGAGGTTATAGCCCGCGGCGGAATAGAACTCGCCCGGCGTCGAGTACGGGTCAGGGCGGGCGAGAAGCGGAGCTACCGCGACGGTCGGAGAACCGTCACGGTAGCTTTGCAGAGAGAGGCTGCCGATCGTGTTGGAGATCAGTGAGACGGCCCGCTGGATCGCCGGGACGCTGAGCGCTTCCTTGATGCTCGGCGCGCGCCACGGACCGGGGCCGCCCTTCCGGGCGTTCCAGAGGCCGAGAAGCTGCGCGTCCGTGGACGGGAAGTCGCGGAACTGGTCGATGCTCCGTGTCTGCGGCGCCTCTTCCATCGGCGCGAACCCGCGAGTAAGCCAATCGAGAACGCCCATCACATGATCCTCGCAATGGCCGGCTGCGGGCCGGACGCCAACCAGGCCGCACGAATGGCAGCCAGGGATGCCGTGATCGGCCG